GCTTCTTTATCAGCCATTGTGTAGGTAATGCCGAGTTTGGCGAATTCACTTTGAATAGCAGTATGAGTGTAAAAATCAATTCTGGGGGACACATTCATAGCATTGTCATCACCATAAGTCATAAGGGCAACATTCTCACGAAACGACTCTACCTCCTCTTTGGGATTGAGAAGATAGTAACAATATCGCATATAGAGTGAGTTGCACAGACCATTGATAATGACAGTGAGAGGATGGCCAGATGGATTAGATCCATAAAATCTGACCAAGTCTCCATTGAAATCAACCAACGGAAAACTAGTATCCCAAGCTATCCCCTGCAAAACTCTGAGATCATCATCATCAAAGTTTCCAGAGGCCTTACTTACCTCCATGATAACTCGAAAAGCTTCTTGCATAAGAGCACAACTCATCTTTTTGTCAAACGCTTTAAAATCGCCAGCAATCAGGCGATCGGAACCAAACTGTGTCAGATATTCGTGGATATGAGTCCATTCAATTGATTGACAGATAGTTCCTGGCGCAGATTCAAAAACGAATTTATGCTCTTGCAACAACTTAACAAAGGTCATTGTGTACTTGCGCACAACAACAGACCAGTCTACAGGAGAACCAGTAAAGATTCGGGTTTTGCCTCTCTTAGCTTTCGCAAAAGAGACAGCTTCATCTTTGAGATGAGCCTTAAAAACAGGGTTGACAGTGTCGCCTTGAATATAGCTCGTCTCAATGTCCGAAATGCGCGACATTATTTCATCATCGAACACGACTTCATCAAGTCCTGCTTCCGATTCAACAGGTCGCACATAATGTGTTTTGGACTTGTTCCAAGGAAAACCCATAGAGGTGTTTCGATTGATTTTATCAATAAAAGCAACTCCAGGGCAACCATTAATCGAGGAGTGGGTGTCAAGCACTCTCAACGATTGGACTTTGTCCTTCAACAGGTGTAAAACTTCCTTGATATAAGCATCGGTGCATATTCGCAGGATCCTAGTGTCCATCATTGACACTGTATTCACAAGATCTAATGCTGCAATACGCCAAGGCATGTATCCAGACATAACAGGACGAGTATATTTAGTCTCATATCCTCTAGACTCTAAATACTC